AGCATTAGCAACATTTGATATGGAAGCTGATGCAGCACAAGGCGCTCAAAATATATCGCAAGAAGATCTTGCGTTGCCTTTCTTAAAAATTTTGGGCCAACTATCTCCAGAAGTCAATAAGACTCATGGAAAATATGTTGAAGGCGCAGAGCCTGGCAAAATAATAAACACTGTAACTAATACATTGTATGACAGTTTAAATGTTGTACCATGTCATTATAAAAGACAGTACATTGAATGGCAAGACAGAGGTCAGAGCACTGGCGCACCTGTTGCAATGCACGACGCAGACAGTGACATTGTAAGTCAAACAACTAGAGGTAAAGATTATAAGGACAGATTACCGAACGGTAACTATCTTGATAACACTGCTAGTCATTTTGTATTGACTCTTGATGACAATCCACAAACAGCTTTGATTTCTATGAAGTCTACTCAGCTTAAAGTTAGTAGAAAATGGAACTCGATGATGATGGGTTTAAAGTTGCAGGGTAAAAACGGCTTGTTCACGCCGCCTACTTATAGCCACATTTATAAACTATCAACTGTTCAAATGTCTAATGACAAAGGAACATGGTTTGGTTGGGATGTATCTAAGGTTGGTCCTGTACAAGACAAAGCTATATATGATATGGCAAAATCTTTTGCAGAATCTGTAGGTAAGGGTGAAGTGGAAGCTAAACCTGAATCTCAAGAAGAAAATAAAAAATCTTTAAATTTATAGTATCCTAGGTAGTGGGCGTTTAAGCGAGAGTGGCGACGCCCGCTTTTTAATTTATGAATGATAAGATAAACAAAATTCCGGTTACGTATGAAGATTGGCTTGATCTTGGTCACGTGATAATACCCACTGATCAAAAAAAAGCTAGGGTCAGTTGGAAAAAAGATGATTTTAGTTTAACGAAAGAAGAATGGAAAAATAATTATTCAAAAGCACAGATAGCATTAAGATTAGATAGTCATATTGATTTAGATATAGATAATCCTGTAGTCAAAAGATTTATAACACATTATTTAAAAGACTGTGGAGCAGTTTATGGAAGAAGAAACAACCCCAATAGTCATTATCTTTGGACAGGTTCTTGCAAATTTATACAATACATATTACCCAAAAGTTTTGAAAAAAATTTCAAAAAGTTTCCACATGGAGCAACTCTTTGTGAGTTAAGAAGTGGTAAAGAAAGATATACTATAATTCCAGAATCTCCTTATGATGATAATGGAGAAACAGTGGAGTGGTCACACTACAATGAAATACATGAGTATAGTGGTAATGTAATGGTAGACGTTAGTAAAATTGCTTTGTCAACTGCTCTTACAATTATATATCCTTCTACAGGTTCCAGAGATATTTATTGCACAGCCATAGCTGGAATACTAATTAAAAATACAGATTGGACAACCGAAGACATAGATAGTTTTGTCTACAACATTGCTATTGAAGCAAACGATACCGAAGCAGATGAACGTAATCAAAAAGGAACGACAGGGAAAAAAGCAGACAAACTATATGGGATTCCAAAATTAGCAGAAGTTTTAAATGTAGATAAAAAAGATGTTGCAAAATTATTTAATTGGATCGGTGTTAAAAATAATAGCGAAGAAATACTAGAACACATAGGTGATATAGTTGAGTATGGTAGCGATAGATATTTTGTAAAAATTTATTCAATAGAAGATGGAAAGAAAATAGAAACGGACATAACTGTAGAGGGTCCACAGTTAATGAAAAAGAAAATTTTCTACGATGAAGTAATGAGACAAGCAGCTGTTTTTCTACCTTTTATGAAAGAAACAGATTTTGATAAAATGATGTTAGCAAAATTTCAAGCAAGAACTAAATCACAAGATTATGATCCGGAGTCTAGTGAAGATGTAAGATTTATAGGATGGTTTGAATCTTTTATAGATAAATTTAAAGCTTACACAGATAAAAAAGAATTAGCAGACTTTAACATGCCTTATTTTAATATGAAAAATAGTAGTTTAGAGTTTAATTTAAATAAATTTGATGAATTTTTAGCTGAAAAAAGAGTAACTTTAGCAAGAGTAGATCTTGTTTTAAAGTGCAAGCGTATTTTAAGAGCTAAAAGATATAGAGGTAAATATAAAGAACAGTCTTGTCCTTCTTATAAAATAGATAACTATAATATAAAAAAAGATCATTTAATTATAGAAGGAGAAGCTCAAGAAATAAAAGAAAGGATAATAACACATGAAACAACCTAAATTTGTATCTGGTCCTCCAGGTACAGGAAAAACTCATTTATTTTTAATAGAAAAATATAAAGAATTATTAAAAAATTACACTCCAGAAAAAATAATAATGTTATCACATACAAATGTAGCTGCAGATGAATTAAAAGATGCAGTTTTAGATTTACCAGAAATGAAAGAAAGAGGTTTAAGAAAAAAATTTTTTAAATATAAAATATGCACAATACATTCTTTTTGTAAAAGCAAATTATTAAAAAAAGAACTGAGGAGTTATGCAGATTATCTTAATCTATGTACAGAGAATAGTGGCTTTAAAGCACAAAGAGTGACTCAATCAGAATTTGAAAGTGATAAACATAAATTTTTTAAATTTCTTGGAGATGCTTTTGGGCAAGGAAGAACAATTAAAGAGCATTGGAATTCTTTAAGAGAGACTAGTTCTAATTACTATCCTTATAACAATTTTAAAATGATTAGTGAAATGAAAGAAGTTTATGATAATTATAAAAAACTTAATCAAGTATGTGACTATGATGACATGATAAAAGATTTTATAGATCATGCAGTTGTTCCAGACATAGATGTTTTAATAGTTGATGAAGCTCAAGACAGTAATATACCTCAATTAAAAGCTTTAGAAAAAATGTCTACAAACGTAAAAGAATATTTTATGGTAGGAGATGCAGATCAAACAATTTTTGAATTTTCTGGTGCTGACGCAGATTATTTTCATAAACTTTCTAAAGACGCAAAGCAATTAGAACAAGGTCTAAGATGTGGAGAAACAATAAACACATTGTGTAAAGAAATAATAAGACCTATATGGGACCATTACGGATACGAAAGAGTTTGGAAACCTGCAAAAAATATTATTGGAAAACATTATTATCTACCCAGTCTAACTACTGATTGTTCAGCTATGGAAACTTTATTAGATAAGATAAAAAACACTAAAGAAACTTTTTTATTTACTTACAGAGGAGTACCTTCTGGAAAATGGGCAAGATCTTTTTTACTTTATCATGGTATAGAGTTTTGTCATGTAGGCAGCGATCCTTATGTTTCTAAAAAAGAAATAAGATGTCATAAAACATGGCCAGAATTTGTAAAAGGAAAAGAAGTTTCTTTAAAACAAATAAAAGAATTTTGGAATTACATGGGTCAACAAGTTATTGTAAGAGGAAAAGGAGAATCGACTTTTGAAGATTGGATAAACAAAGATTATTCTATTCATGAGTTAATAGAAAAAAAATATTTACGTGCAGAAAGCCTTGATTTTACTGACTTTTATCACACAAGAATTAAATCAAAAACAAATGAGGAAAAAATTATGTACATAAATAATTTAATAAGAGATGGAGTGGACACAGAAGGGGAAGCAAGAGTTTATTATGGAAACATACATAAAGTAAAAGGACAGACTTACGATAATGTAATAGTTGATGAAACTTGTACCAGACGAGAAGATTATTTTACTCAATTGAGACTAAAATACGTAGCATATAGTAGAGGTAGAGTAGACTGTTGGACTGTAGCTTCACAAGATAGGTACACATTAGGGAAAAAACATGACAATTTTAATTATAATTACTTACAACATTAAGGAAAAAACATGACAGATAAAACTATATTTAAAGGTATGCAATATGATTGTTTAGAAAAACAAGTTGGAGGAAAACATTATAAAAATTTTAAAATCCAACCTGCAGAGTTTATAAATGAAAACAAATTGCTTTTTGCAGAAGGGAATGCTATAAAATATATATGCAGGCATCCACACAAGGGGAAGCAAGAAGATATAAAGAAAGCAATACATTATTTACAGATGATATTAGAAAGGGATTATGATGTGTAAGACACCAGAAGATCTAGATTTAACAGGTATAGATACAGTTGCAGTTGACTTAGAAACTTATGATCCTAATTTAAAAACAAAAGGTCTAGGTGCTATAAGAGGTGATGGTTTTGTATGTGGAGTTGCTATTGCAACAGGAAAAGACACTGTGTATTTTCCAATTAGTCATTCAGATATACACATGCCTTTAGATAAAAAAATAAAATTTTGGGAAGCTTTAGATGAAAAATTATTTCAAAATGAAAAAATAACAAAAGTATTCCACAACGCAATGTATGACGTATGTTGGATTAGAGCTGTCACAGGTAAAAAAATGAAAGGTCGTATTGTTGATACAATGATTGCAGGTTCTGTAATTGATGAAAATAGATTTAAGTATTCTTTAGATTCTTTATCTAAAGATTTTTTAAAAGAAAGAAAAGGAGGATATGACCTACAAGAAAAAACTCTTGCATGGTCTAAAGGAACAATTAAAGATCCGATGAGTAATATGCACAAGCTACCTGCATCTATTGTAAAAGATTATGCAAAACAAGATGTTGATTTGACTTTAAAACTGTGGAAAAAGTTTGATAAAAAACTTGACGAAATATTATACATTAAACCTGAAGACAATGAAAAGAAAACTTCTAGAAATATTTTTGAATTAGAAACAAAATTATTTCCTTGTTTGGTTGACATGAAATTTAAAGGCGTTAAGATTGATGTCGAAAAAGCTAGAGCATTTGGTAAACGTTTAGAAAAAACTAGAGATAATATTATAAATTATATTGCTAGAAAAACTAATATTCGAATAGAAATTTGGGCCGCATCTTCTATTAAAGCTTTGCTAGATCATCAAGGTATTAATGATTATACAAAAACACCTAAATCTGGAATGCCCCAACTTCCTAAAGATTATTTATCTACTCATAAAAATAAATATTTAAGACTAATAGCTAAAGCTAGAGAATTTGATAAAGCTAAAAATACTTTTATAGAAGGACTATTAGGGTTTGTTCATAATGGACGAATACATGCAGATATAAATCAAATTAGAGGAGAACATGGAGGAACTGTAACAGGTAGATTCTCTATGAGTAATCCTAACTTACAACAAATTCCTTCTAGAGGATACATAGGGAAAAAAATGAGAGAACTATTTATTCCTGAAACTGGAAGCGATTGGTATAGTTTTGATTACAGTCAACAAGAGCCACGTATTGTAGTTCACTATGCTATTAAATTAGGTATGGCTGGAACTGCAGATTTAAAAAAAGAATTTGACAAAGAAGATGCAGACTTTCATCAAATTGTTGCGGACATGGCAAATATACCGAGAAAGCAAGCTAAAACAATTAACCTTGGTTTGTTTTATGGTATGGGTAGGATAAAATTACAAAAAGAACTAAACTTAGATGCAAAACAAGCTAAGACATTATTTAATACTTATCATGCTAAAGTTCCTTTTGTAAAACAGTTATCTCAAGATTTGTCAGAATTTGCAAGTAACGAAGGATTATTATTTACATTAGGAGATAGGTTTTGTCGTTTTGATAAATGGGAAACTAGAGACAAAGAATGGAACCCTGAAACTAATCGTTTTACTGAAGTAAAACTTCACGCTACAAAAGAAGAAGCAATAGATGCTTATAAATTAGAGCAAATGGAAAAATATGACAAATTAATAGACTCTGATAATGAGCATTTTGAAAAACATTATACAAGAGCATTTACATACAAAGCATTAAATAGATTGGTGCAAGGATCAGCTGCTGATATGACAAAAAAGGCAATGGTCTTGTTATATGAAAAAGGTATTATACCTCATATACAAATACACGATGAGCTTTGTGTATCAATCAAGGACCACGAAACACGGACCATGGTTCAAGATACAATGGAGCAAGCTATTAAGTTAGAAATAAATAACAAAGTAGACTGTGAATCTGGACCAAACTGGGGTACAATAAAATGAGGATAAATTATGGCTTACTTAAATGCAAACATACCAGCAACCTATGCACAAATAAGAAGAGAGTATTTATATGACCTTAAAAAACATCATGGAGAAGTTGAAGACTGTATTATCTTTGGTATTAGCGCTCTTACAGGAAGGGCTGTATTATTTCATGCTATTATG